CGCACCTTCAGCAAAATCGTAGTAATGATTCCACCAACAGCGGTGACCAACGCTGCGAGGACAACCTCCACGTCACGCCTGCACCTTCGAAGCCAGCCAAGCCTTCACACGCTCCGGCTTATTATCGCCAGCAACATAACGCAGATGCCAAGGCTCACTAGGAACCACTTCCCACGAAAACCCAAACGACACAGCGTTCCGCTTCAACCACTCAAGCCGTTTACCGTTCGCATTAGCGATGTCGATAGCGATACCGAGGTTGTGCTTTGATGTGCCAGGGGTAGCAAGTGGTGCCATGCCCTTCTTGAGATACCAGGCTTGACCTTTGTATACCTTCGGCTTCACGTTTTTTATAGGTTCTAGTTGGTGCCTTTGATAGAAGCCGTACTCCTGTGTCTCCAAACTGCGATATGTATCGGCTTGGCTAGTCGGAGACAGGTCAATCCCTTCAGCGTTCGCAGCAGCATCCATCGCCTCATACGCATCAGCTGCGCAATGATGCAACTTGCCTTTACCCTCAATCGCTCGAAGCAGTTTCGGTGGCAACTTGCCAGGCACAGCGTTCTTCAAACATGAACACAGCACAACAGGGATGATCGGCAGGTCACCCTGCTTCTTAGCTGAGGCCATTACTTAGCCTTGCCGAATGCTTCCGAGATTTCCTCTTTGGTGAGAACACCATCGGACGACCATGCACGGAGAAGGGCTTCGGTGACTTTGGCTGCTGCAACGATACCTGCGATTGCTGCTGCCTTCCAAAGTTCCACGTCGAGGACTGCACCACCGGCAACAGCAGCCAAAGCTGATGAACCGAATACTGCAACGATACGAAGGATGAGGGTCTTAAGGGTTGCCATTGTTGTTGTCCTTATTGGTGAATGCGCCGATGAAGTGCAGAACGAGAGCTGCCAAAGTGAGCCAGATAACGATCTGTTGCAACGTGCCAGACAAGGTGAGGATGGTGGTGACTGATGCTGCGATTGTCCATATCAACGCATGGAACTCACCCCAAAACTTCATCACCGAATCCTTCTCGCTGGTGCAGGGGCTACCGTCAAGAATACAGCACCCAAAGCAATCAGCGCACGACGAGTACCAACTGGCACAGTCGAGTTGAGTGGAACATAGTTGTCTGCGAAACCTTGGAAGATATTCAACACAGACTCAAACGCTTCACGCACCGAGTTCGGTGCTTCCTGTACCGCCTCGACTACAGCTTCGGCTTCGTCGGGGCTGAGTTCGGTTGGGGCGATTTCGCTGAAGAGTTGTTCGGCTTGGGTGGTGGTGATGTTTTCTAGGACGGCTGGGGAAGTGATGAGGAGGGTGGCTTGGCTGGTGTCTAGGTCTTTGCTGAGGACTGATTGCACGATGGCTTCTATGGCCTCTGTGGACGCTTCTGATAGGGCTTCTAGTGTGTTTAGTAGTTCTGTCTGGGTAAGCGGTTCAGGCTCGTCTGTAGGGGCTTGTAGCGTTGTGGTCACATCTGGTTCAGTTGTGGTCACAGGAGGGAGGGTTGATGTCGTTGTTGGTGGATTTGTTGTCGTTGTCGTGGTTGTTTCTAACGGAGGCGGGAGCGTTGTGGTGGGGGCTGGTTCTGGTTCCGTTGTGGTGGTTGTCGTTGTTGTTTCGGGAACAGTAGTTGTCGTCACCGGTGGAACATAAACCGTCGTTGTCGTTGTTGGGGCTACAGTCGTTGAAGTACTTGTCGTCGTTGAACTAGTTGAGGTAACCGTTGAAATACTTTGCTGGAGCGTTGTTGTTGTTTGTGGTGGTTCCGTTGTGGTTGTTGGGACGATTGTTTGAGGAAGACTCGAAGTCGTAGTAGTTGTTTCTTGAACTGTCGTAGTAGTCGGGTTGGTGACAGGGACAGTCGTTGACGGGACAGTAGTAGTAGAGGTCGTCGTCGTTGTTGTGGATGAGGTTGTAGATACCCATTCCCCCAAGCCTAATGTCAGCCCTGTAATCGTGAGGTTGCCTGGTTGGCAGCATGAGTCAGTCGAGTACTGCTGGAACGCAAACACATCGCCAGCCTCAACCTGAATCAACCCTGATCCGGTGGCGTTGCTCTCATTCGTCAGCTTCGTCACGACCCCATTGAGAATGATTTGTGGAGGGTCATACCAAGACCCATCATTGGTTTGATAAGTCCACTGGAAACCGAGTTCGTTTGTCTCCTCAGGGATGATGGCCTGCATCCGAACATAATGAGACTTCCCAGCACACGTCCCACCATCAGCACCCGTCAACCTAAACCCACCCTCAACCGGCACAACCGTTCCACCCTCATTGGCGAGGCAAGACTTCGAGAACTCCCAAACCCCAAACCCGTCAGCCTTCGCTGACGATGAAGTAACTAAGAAACCGAGTAGCGCAGGGACAAAAACTAGATAACGGCTAAACCTCATCTCGTTTGCCTATCGTGCGCCGAACATCGTGCATACCAATCAGTCCGTACACAGAGTCGTCTTCAGGATTCATATTGACAATGTTAGTCAAGTCGTGTTCAAACGGTTCTAACTTCAAAAAATCATAAATACGATTTAATTGAGTTTTGGTTTCACTAAGCAAATCTTCAAACTCTACAAACAAAAAAGTTTCAGGATCGTTGGCATCTTTTGCCATCTGCGTAGAAATCATATTTCTATTGAACTCATCAGCCATTCCTGAAAGATAGAAGTCATGTCTGCCATTTCTTTCAAATAAAGAATTAAAAGATGAAACAATGTCGGCAGGGTTTCGGGTTAGCACAATAATTTTTGGCTGTGGTGATACATAATGTTTAAGCATTTCCACATTTGCAGGTGAAGTCCACGCACGACATTTATCTATAACAATAGGTCTGTTCGTTGCGCTGTAATATCTAGAAGGCAAGTCGGCAACCATTTGCTGTGCGTGTTGCTGACGGTAGTTTGCAGGTATCGCTTGAGCATTATTGAACGATTGATGTGTTTGCCACATCACATCACATAAAGCTGATATTCCTTCTGTGTGGATCAACGGATTCTGATATAGCAGACTTGTTAGCAGGGTGCTGCCACTTCTAGGCAACCCACTCAAGAAGTGCAGTTTCATTTATTCAGCAGATATTGGCAAATCAACAGAAATATCTATTGGCAAATGAACGAAAGTATCTGTTGCTCTGTCGTATGAACCGCCAACTTGCGCAAACTTTCCTCTAAAAGAATCGTTGTACGAAGTTTGCAGCCATTCACCACCGAGAGTTTTATTAAAAAACTCAACCCCTATTGATTCTTGTTCCTCCCCATTCAATGTAATGAACTCATTATCAAGAACCAATACCTGAACGACAATATCGTTTTCACCTATTTGTGCAAAATGTGCCATAGCCCTACGCTATCGTGAAAGTTCCACTTGAATTGTATGTAACTATGGTTTCCGAGCCAGATACAGAACTAGTACCATTAACAACGGTAACTGTTGAACCAACAAAATCTGCAGTCACATATTTCAAAAACACCACTCCTGATCCACCGTTACCGCCTGAACGGTTGCCGAATTGTGATGCACGAGCGCCACCACCACCGCTACCAGTGTTGGCTGTTGCTGGGTTTCCGTTTTGGTTGTAACTACCACCAGCACCACCACCACCAGCACCACCAGCACCACCAGTGTTTCCACCGCCACCACCACCTGCTTGACGCTGAACGCTTGTGCCAGAAAAACTATTTGCTGTTCCTGCGACACCTGCACCGCCAGTGCCACCACCACCAACTGCACCACCCAAAGAACCAGTAGTAGATGTGAAACCTGTTGTTGATAATCCGACACCACCGACACCGCCGGCACCGCCAGTTCCACCACGACCAGCACCAGCAGTTACTGTGTCAAAGGCTGATGATGAGCCAATCCCGCCATTACCACCAGTGCCTCCAGCACCTACTGTAATCGTGTATGTGCCAACTGCTAATTCAAGTGCAACGGTTGTTTCGGTTGCGCCACCGCCAGCACCGCCAGCACCGTCGTAGTTAGCGTATAAAGCATATCCACCAGCACCACCACCGCCGACCACAAACGCCCTAACAGGAAAAGACGATCTTGCACCAGCATCAACTCCTGCCAAGATTTGCATGGTTTTATGCGCTTACGTTGCCAACCATCACCCAAGTATCAGTATCGATCTTGAGACAGGTACAGACAGCGTATTGAGTAGTGAGTTTAAGTTTGCTACCAGCAGAACGGATAACAGCAGTACCACCAGCGACGAAGGTTGCGGTACCTGTCGCAAGGTTCATGAAGTTAAGTTGGTCACCGATTGCGAAAGCTGTGGTTGCGTTCGCTGGGATGGTGATGGTTTCACCACCAGCGTTGCCAAGAGTAACAAGTTTGCCCACGTCAGCTGTGCCTGGTGTGTAAGCCGTACCAGTCTGAGCATTGATGGATATCAGGCTGTTTGACAACGCTGACATTGATGCTGCGGTGAGGGTATCACCAGGTGAGAATGTTGGACGTACTGCCATAATGCTCCTATGTTAGCCGATGATTAGTTTACGCTAAAGCCTTCGTCACATCATCCAACTCATCGGTATCAAGGATGAAGTAGGTGTAGATGGTGGCTGGGTTCGGGTAGAGGGTGATGATGTGCCGGTCTGGGGTGATGTCATGGCTGATGCCTTCGAGTGCCATGATTTGTGTGACTGTTGATGGGGTTGAGTTCGGGAATGATTTGGTGACCGATATTTGTGAGCCGATGTCAAGGGAACTGATGGTGGTTCGTTGTGCATCGGTGAGGCCGTTCATCACGACTTGAATGTTGCCGAACCAGAACGCAGGTACAGGACGGGTCAAATATCCTGCGAGGTCTCCGGCATCGTCCAAGGTTTCTAGCAGGGTGACGACGAGTGGTGTTTCTTGTACACCGAACTCCGCAACAGATTCAGCAACGATGGCTTGAGCGTATTCAATGGTTGGTTGCAGGTTGCCTGCTGTTGGGATTGGTGGGGCAATAGCGACGTTCACCGTGTTGATTACGGATGGGTTGGTTGGGGTGAAGTCGTTGGGTCGTTGGTCGTTTGATGCAGCGTAAAAGTCAGCAAGGATTGCTGCGAGTTCTGCTTCGTTAATTGTTACAACAAAGTCAGACATATTAGTTACTCACAATGTCGAACGTGGTGTATGGGATTGCGGTGCCACCTGTATCAGATAGGTAAGCGTTGATTGACTGTAGTTTTCCGATAAGTCGTTTGTCGAAATGGAAGTTCCCTGAACCGTCAACCCAGATACGACCTTGTTCAGCTGTATGAACACGCATCAAATATTCCATAACTGATGACGAAGCATCAATCGGTGCGCTACCCAAGTTTGCTACACCTTGCTCCAGCACCCGTTGACCTGGTTTACCGAAGGCATTCACCGAAGTCAGGGCTTTGTCAATGCGTAGGTCAGAGCGTTCTGGCACTACCGAACCAGCAGGAATCTTGGTGTTGTTCAACCTGAACAGCTCATCAGAACAATTCACAGTCACAAGTGACCTACTTGGATTCTCGATGCGCTGGTCATATTGGGTGATGATGCCGGTGAAAAGGTAAGTCCCGTTACGACTGATCCGCACACCAGAGTTCAACTCAAACCCCAACCGACCCTTAGCCGTATTCCAATAAGGCGAACCCTCATTCACCAAGCTGAACCGATAGTCCGAATCCTCAATCTGCAACACCGCAGTCGAAGGCTGACCCGTAGGGTCACGGAACCTGTTCTGCCTACCACGATTGATAGACACCTGCTTCACATAAGCAGTCACATCCTGCCAATCAGTCGTACCCTCAAGAAAATAAGTTGTTGAATCCAACAAACCAGCGACAGCGGAATCCAACACGAACGCATTAGTTGACGCACCATAATCCATCTCCACCGTATAGGTGCCACAGTTAGGAATAGAAACAGCCATCGTGCTACTTAACTGTCACAGGGATTCTGCCCTTACTCCTGTTGTACTGTTGGAAAGACTCAATAACTTTCTCAGCCAAACCTTGCTCCGCAACCGCAGCATTGATATTGATTTGATAAGTATCACCGGCACCAACAGACAATCCACCTCCAGCAGTCACCGGCACCTGGCTTGTCACCCCAGCCATCGGATTAGGCATCCCACCCAAAACCTTCGGATACTTAGCAATCAAATCAACTGTGGCCTGCAACGATTTATTGAACTCATCCTGAGCTTCCTTCGTGCTAGTGACCGCATCCTCCCAAGCCTCAAACGCTGATGCCTGCTCAGTAGTTGCATCAGTAAGATTCTTCAACGCCTCATCGTAAAGAATTGAACCAACCGTCGCACCAGAAATAGTTTCATTCAGCAACGTCTGCTGGTCATTCAACTCCTTAGTTGAATCAATCTGCGAATCAATCGCATCCTTCACCGACAACTTCGCCTCAGCCAGATTCAACTCTGCTCGACGAATATCCATCGGTGAAGACTCAGGGTCTTTACGAACATCAGCCAGATTCTTCTCAGCATCAGCGACCGAATAGATAGCCTCCTCAACCGCAAACGTCGCCCGCTCCTGCGCCCTCTGCGCCCTATCCAACTCCTTCTGCGCTGCAATAGCCTCCGGTGAACCAGCACCAAAGCCACGCTCAATCTGAGCCAACTTCGCCTTAGCAGCAGTCAAATCATCGTTGGCTTTGGTCAACGAAGCGAGGGACTTATCCTCAGACTTTCTAGCCTTGTTGCGTCGATCCTCCAAAGACGTAGATTTCTTTAGGGAATCATTGTATTGATCCAACTTTTTCTTATTCTCTTCAATGGCCTTACCAGCCTTAGCTGTGGCTGCGCCAGCACCAGCAGTCGAACCAGCAAACTCTTCCATCACGTTTGAACTTACCTCCAAAGTACCGTTCACCTTGTCAAACTTCTCGTTAACAGTTTGCAACTGTTGGGAAGTCAAACCCATCTGAGTACCGAGTTTTTTTGTGTCTACAGTAATTTTGGGAATGTTAGGAATTAACGGAATCTTATTGAAAACATCAATCAAGGTATTGACAACAGATACAGCAATGTTGGCTAAGCCTGTTTTCATATCATCAAACTTTGAGATGAACCATTTAACGGCACCAACAGCGATGTTCCCAATACCTTTAACAAAGCCAACAAAGAGATCCGGTAGAGCTGCAACCAAAGCGACAATTGCACCACCTAAACCGACGATGAGTTGACCGCCGATTGTCGCAGTCCACTTAATCAAAGAACCTGCAAGACGTGCGCCCATTCCAAGCAACGCTGGAATACCGTCAGATACAACCCATTTGCCAATATCGCCAAGCATGGTGACGAGTTGGGCTGGGAGTTGACGTGCAGCTTTACCTACGAAACTGGCAAGCGTGTCACCTAAAGCCTGGACAGCATCAAGGAGCTGAGGCAAACCTTTTGTGTAAATCCACTTATAGGCAGACATCAAAAAGTTTTTCAATTCATCAATGAACATTGGGATACGAGGTTCAATCCAACCGGTCAAACTGTCAGCAAGTTGATTGATACCTGCATACAACATTGGCAATCCTGAAGTACCAATCCATTGAACGGCCTGAGTAATTAGCTCACCCAAAGCACTTATAACCTTAGGTGCAGATTCTTTGAACCTAGTGGCAATGAAATCAAACCCACCAGATAAACCGCCTTCTTGCAAGGCTGTACCAAAATCACGAAACGCTGGAAGCATTGAATCATTGATGAAGGACACAGCACCAAGGAACGCTGGAATCATGACCGTTCCTATTTGCGCACCCACATCAGACAATTGTGCTTTGAGAATCCTTTGCTGGTTAGCCAAACCACCGCTAGTACGCTCAAAGTCACCCTGAGCCAAAGTCGAGTCTTTAAGAATTAGAGCATATGCTGCTTGTGTTTTGGCTGTAACACTTAAGGCTCCAGTCCCCTTATAGAGACCCATATTGCGAGCTTCTTCTTTCAAGCGAACATCATTGATGGCAATACCATATTTCTTCAACGGCTCAGTTTCGCCAGACAAACCAGAACGCAAAGCAAGAATCGCATCATCAACAGTTGTGTTGTTGAATGAAGCCAAGTCAGCAGCCAACCCAACAAGTGTCGTACTCATTGTTGCTGCTTCACCTTGGCCTACACCGAACGCCTGGAATAGGTTTCCATAAGTACCGGTGGCTTCAAGTGCAGCCTGTTTAGTGATACCTAATGAGGTCGCAGAAGTCTTAGCAAAATCCTCTACCTGTTTTGCTGAGTCACCGAAAACGACCCCAACCTTGGACTGTGATTCAGCCAAGTCTGATGCAGCTTGAATTGCCTTATAGGCACCAGCACCAGCAGCAGCAAATGCAGCGGTACCGGCAACCGCAAACTGTTTGAACGATGGCATGACACTTTTGAACTTTTGACCAAAGCCAGAGTCAACCTGTTTACCCAGCGTTCCTAAGTCATCCCCAACTTTTTTGATGCCTTTGGTGGCACCGAGAACATCGGAAATAAATTTAACAACGAACGTGCGCTCACCAGCCATGCGACGATTCTACTCAATAACAGACAACCCATTCCGCAAAGCAACAAACTCATCAAGCATCGCAGAATACAAAGCCTTCCCTGTCAGGCCATCCCAACGAGAAATATCTACAGGAGCATTCCACCAAGCCTCATCCAATATCTCTGAACCAGCACGACGCTGACGAGGTTGACGCACCTGCTTCGAGCGAGGCGACACAGGATTGACAACAGGTTCAACATCCAACTTGAACGACGAATCAAGCAACTCGCCATGACCCTCATGGAACTCAAATGGCTGATCCGGTGCGTGTTGAGGTAGATAGAAAATACGTGCAGGGTCTTTAGTCTGAGGGTCACCAACCAACCCGATACGGTCATGCAACTCCTGCCACACCACACGCCATAACGACGCAGGCACCTTCTCAGCCAACGGCAAAACAAGGTGATAGTGAGGATCATCCAACCGATGCGAATAGGTCGAATACGCAAACCATTCCAAACCGTCAAGACGTGCATGGTCAAACGCTTCACCGTCCATGTCCACAACCAACGCCTCAACAAACCTGACATTACGGTTCCCTCTAGTCGTACCCAAGTCATACTCAACCGGTGACCACAACGACCCAGCCTGCTTGACTGCGTTCTCCTCATGGAACGACAACAACTCCTTGAGCTGCTCCCACGACGAAGCCAACGGCTTCGGATATATCGACTTCACATTCTTGAACAGAACTGCCATAACCCCTCCTACCTAGAGGGTACAGGAAACTCAGCCCAAGTCAAGCATTATCTTTAAGGGTGTTCAACACCTTCTGAATAGCGTCCAAATACTCCCTAGCTATATTCTCTTTTTCCTTACGGACAGTAGGCCAAAAGAAATAGCCTGCCCTGCCACGATGGCGAAGGAACTGGCTGGTGTACCCGTTACCTTTGCGATACCCATCACGGGACTCACCCTTTTTATTCACCGACCTTGCCCCAGCAGAGGTCTTTGAACCCTTACCGAACTTGCCACCACCGAACTCTGCACCAAAGAACACATCTCCCCTGGTCACCTTACGTTTACGGTTCCTGTTTGGATTTGACTTTGAAACAAAACTAGATTTGCTTGCTAAATAAAGTTTGGGGATTCGATCTTTGCCAACCTTCATCCCTTTCATCACCTCGGTAGCCTGACGATTACGAGTCACCGAACCAGCCTCAGTTTTGGTCTTGGTTAAAAGGTTTTCTGCAACTTTTCCAGCAGCAATACGAGCTTCAGCATCAAATTTCTGATTCGCTCTAGAAGCATCACGGAGGAACTTATTGATGCCAACAATTTCAATCGCATCGTTGCCACCAGTAATGCTGACTTGTCCTGCTCTACCTAATGCTTGCGCCATGTCAACAGACTACTTGTTTAGATGAATTGCTCTCCAACGCAAATAAGCAAACATCGTGAACAACATTCGAGGGTCTTCTGCCAGCAACACCGAAGGAGCGATACCTGTCTCAACGGACAAGTATGCAATCATCCAATGGGCTGACTGATCTCCAAAGGGACGATCACAGCGTCAGCTTGTTCTCCAAGTTCTAACGCTTCAATCTCGTTAATCCACGAATCAAAATCTAAACCGGTGCGCTTCTGACGATGCTCAGCATGCCAAGCCAAAAAACCTAAGTCCGTCAGAGTTAGTTCAGCTTCAAACTTTGCAACGCTCTTACTAAACTTCTGTTCAAAGGCGATGAAGTCTGGGAACGCAGCAATGATGGTGCGCTTTGATTGATCTAATGACGACGTTACTTCTAACGCTATTTTCATTTTTCCTCCGCAGGGTTAAGGGTTAATTAGAAAAAATTATGCGCCAGAACCGGTCTTAGTTACAGCACCGTCGATTGGGTAGGTGATGCTCGCTGTGGCAATGTCGCCCACCGCCCCCGATACGGGTGTCCAAGTTAACGGGAGAGCCTGAAACGCATACGAGGGATTGCTAGAAGAAGCAGCACCAGTTCCGTTTGGCTTGACTGTCATTGGTACAGCAGTACCAGCATTCCAAGCGTCGTAGAACAACTTCTCAATAGTTGGATAATCCTGATGCAACTCAAGTGTGATTGAGTTGTCTGCGAGACCTGCGATGCGTGTTACCGCACCGGACGAACCGAAACTTGTTGTAGCAACTTCAGCCTTTGTCAGGTTGAGGGTTACTGATGCAACATAGTTGGTGATGTCCGTGTTGGCTGTGCCGAAGGTGACCGCTACGTTTGTGAGAACTTGCTTTGCCATATTTGATACTCCTGCCTCACGGCACTCGAAGATTTACTAATAGAAACTATACACGCCAGCAGGACAGCAATTCAACAGAC